GCTTTGCCTTTAGAGGGGTCAAAACCCGGATTTGGTGTCACAAGGTGTTCTCATTGCAAAAGGCTTTGTATGGGGCTATAACTTGTTCATAGGCAACAATGAGGGCCACTATGACTTCTGCACAGAAGAAGATCGAGAAAGAACACGGTCGAACTTTAACCAATAGACAAATGACTTTCGCCAGACACATTGTTGAAGGGATTTATTCTAATGCTGAATGTGCTCGTAAAGCTGGATATTCACATGAGGTGGCAAACAACCAAGCTTCTAAACTTTTGAACGGCAGAGAATATCCTCATGTTTTGGAATACATACAAGATTTAAGAACTGAACGTGAAAGACGTTACGGTGTCACCACAATAGGTCAATTAGAAAGACTTCATCAACTAAGCAGTGGTGCCGAAGAAGCAGGACAGTTTTCTGCGGCTATTAACGCAGAGAAAATCCGTGCCGCTTTGGGTGGGTTGACTGTTGATAGACGGGAGCAGGTAAATACCATCGACCAGTTATCAAGAGATGAAATTGTTGGTCGGTTGGCTGATCTTCAAAAGAAATACCCGCAAGCATTCATGGTTGATATAACACCGAAGGAAGAACCTGATGAGCAAGGGACCAGAAGCAAACTTTTGGAGCACGATCCGAAAAAACCTGCCAAAAAAGTGCTTCGCAACGCGGATTGAAAACAAACATGGGGGCGGTGTTCCTGATGTTCACATGGTCTGGGATGGATTACCTTTTTGGTTAGAGCTCAAGGTTACTAAATCCAACGCAGTTTCCATCTCGCCTCATCAAATCGCGTGGCACATGGCATATTGTTCCAATGGGGGCTCAAGTTTTTACTTAGTAAAGAGGTCCTCGACCCGTGAACTACTTTTGTTTGGGGGTAAAACTGGTGCCCTTCTGGCTGATGGCGGTTGTTCTGCGGCCCATGGTCAAATTTTCTCTGATGTTCCATCGTTTTTCGTGGGCCTTCGTTCAATCTTGCGGCCCGCCGCCGATATTTTTTAGGTCTTGCGGCCCGTTGCCGATATTGACCCCGCCGAGTTTACGAGGCCAACAAACCCTGTGCGCTTTAGCGCCCATTTCTTTTCTTTTTCTTGAAATATTGCGCGACTAGCGCTCATTTTTTAAAAGGTAAAAAGAGGAGCCGAAGCTCCCCTCATATTACTCACCCCCTTCTCGATGCCAGCACACCTCCAAGTATGCTTCTGATGCACTCCACTCTCGAGGTTCTTGATCTAGCTCGTCCATGTAGCGGTCGGCATTGGACTCACCGTTGTCATCTTCTTCGTACCAGTTGTCGGGATAGTCTTCTTCCATGTTCATCTCCTAATGTTGAACGATTGCGATTGACTTGGCAGGGCTTGCTCCCTTGCACAACTTACAAGCTGCACACTGGACTCTACGTCCTGCCTCTTTTGATGCGGGGCAAAGTATCTCGTTGGTTTTGTCCAACTCACCTAAGTCCGCGATCACTCTGAACGTGCGGTGTCCAGATTTCCAGTGCTCGATTGCTTCGGCCATGGTGTCTGCACTCTGCATCGCTATGTCTGGACGCCACCCAGACTGATGAGAGTATGCCAGCCATGACTTGCATTTCTTGAGCAGTTGTTCCCATACCCATGATGGCGCGGCGGCTGGATCCCCGTAGGTTCCAATCCGAACGATACGGTCTAGTCCCAAGATCTCTCTGCTACTGACTGAGCAGGCCATGGGGTATACACCGCGTCCAAATGATTTGTATACGATGGTTGGACCTTGGCCTAAGTTGACGTAGCAGTCACGCTTGATTGCTTGTCTACGATCTGGATCCGTCGTCGGGGTCCCGCGAAACTTGCAGTCTCCACAGATGCTGAAGTCTTCACCTGACTTGCTGGCGTTGAGTGGAGAGATGTCTGACCGTATGATGTAGGTCTGCAATACCTTGCCGGTCTTGGTGTTTCGGTCAGAGTATGTGGCGATAACGACAATCGGTTTACCATCCAAGAGGCTTGGCCCGTTGTATATGATTCCGTTCTTCATGTTGGTGCTCCTTATAGTTGAGGTGATGCGGGGACCGATCAGCCCCCGCAGTTAGATTAGTCCATCGTGGTGGTGAATGTCACCGTGCCCATCGCGTCGGTAACTTTGTCATCGAAGTCGATATCTTCCTCGATCATTTCAGCTATCTCCTGACGGTAATCTTGGATGTTGAAGTCAGATCGATCAAGACCAGATTCCAAGTCTCTGACTTTCTGTTCGATACGTTCGTCCACCTTGTCCTGAATGATAGCCATGATGAGATCGGCGAGTTGATTGACGTTATCCATAGTGCTTGCTCCATTCTGAAGTTGATTGAGTTAAGATACCATTCTGTAGTATCTCCGATTTGTACGTGTCGCCATACTCCCAACTGCCGTATGTGTGTGGCGACTTGGCAGCGACGTACCAGATAGCGAAGGGCGATCCCTCGTTTTCTGGCATCTTACGAGTAGCGAGGATACGCCACTCCCAACCCCTTTGGTCGTTCGTATAGACGGCGTATGGCTCGTCAACGGGTTGAGTTTTCTTAAATGGATTTGGCATTGTTGCCTCCTTCTGGTTGGTTAGTTGAAGCGGAGAGCCGAGACCCTCCGCAGTTGGTAATTACTTAGAACGGTATTTCATCCTCAAGATCAGAGACCATCCTTTGCTCGGCAAGCTCGTCACGATTAGCCTTTGCCTCGTCTTGGGAGATAAAGTCTACATCGTACTCAACCGGCTCGTCAAACTTGCCATACTTGAGACAAAACTCAGCATCACGCTGAATTTCTGTATAGGCTTCAACAATCATACTACGAAGCTCTTCGTTCAATGAGCGAATCGTACTGTAGCTGGTCTCTCCCCCACCGTGAGTGGTAATAAACCGAGACAAAGCCTTCGCTTGAGCCGTAGTCAGGTTGAGGTTGATCTTAGTAGCCGCAGTGTCGGTAAAGTTATAAATAGCCATGATGGCCTCCTTTAGTTGAAACCAAGTTACCATAACGACGTTTGGCCGTTACCAACTTGGCGGAGGAAGGGTGTAATGAGAAGGAGGCGTGGCCCCTTGGTCCGCCGACGTAAACGGATGCAGTCAATGCCCCGACGACCCCTTGGGAGGAGCCGCAGGTCGCCATTATTTTAGTGCGATATAGGTATAAGCGTTGACACAATAAGTGATCAATACGATTGATTGATCACTTATTGTTTCGACGGTGGTAATGCACACGCGAGGTCTACCGCACTAAAAAAATTGCAGGGCTTTATGGAAGCTCGTTTTCGAAATTATACTGACGCGAGCAAGATGGTCATCGTCCGGATGTCGTTGTGTGTGTGTTAGTTGAGACTGAGCGCCAGTTTCGTCCCACTTCAAGGACGAAACTTAGGGAGGTCGAGGCTGTAACAGCTATGTTTGTTACCCATCCCCTAGAAACTTGGCGCGACCAGCGCACCTTTCTTTTACTTATCCTTTGAAAGAAAGACTGATAGGTCTCGATCCGTTAGGATCTCAAGTTGATTGAATGATCTTGGGGGTTACTGTGAGAGTTTGGACTGGAGGAGGACTTGATCTGGACTGACGGGGGCCCCCCTTTTTGGCGGGGGTAGCGGCTGGCCTGACCTTATAATGTTAGTCGAATAAAATCATTCACCCCTAATTCTGTTGCACTTGTATGCACAAAACAAGTTTGCTCCTAAAACAATACCCACTATATTTTCATTTGAGATTAGTTTATACTGCGAGAAACCATTGGAGATTGAGCATGCTTGGACGCATAGATCCTAACTTTAACCCTTCTAGTATTGGCGGTCAGGGGGCTCTTGTTAATGATTTCCTCAAGCGCGGTTCATCTGGCAAAGCGCCGAGTTACATGACTACTTCAAATGCGGACATAATGGGCGGCGGATCAATGCAACAGCCTTCTGGGGTTGCTGGTCTTCAAGCTCAACCATTGGGTGTTCAACAGCAGTTGATGCAAGCAATGCAGCAACTCCAACAACAACAGAGTCCTATGCAAACGGCACAACCTATACCAAGAAATAATCTTCCTGCTGGTCAGCAGTTTGCTCCATCCCCTCGTGACCAAATGAGTGACAGGGATAGGTTTATAGCAGGTCAATTTATGGAACAGGGAAACCAAGACCTCCCTCAAGCGCAGATTGATGCGATGAGATCTCAATTTGGTCAAGCTTTTGATGCACGAGGTGGTCAATCTCAACCGGCTCTTCCAAGGTCCACGGTCCCTGGTGTAAGTAGTTTTGTTGGCGCTTCCTCTAATGACATCCAGCGTATGTTGAACCGTGGATCGGTAGCCACGGGTGGTATTGACGATGCGCAGCGTCAGATGGAGCAGGTTCGGCGCGACGAGTTTTTGGCTAAGATGCGGGCTCAGAATCCAGAGCGGTTTAACGACATGCCTTCGGCTCCTCCGATGGGTGGAACTCCTTCGACTCCTCCGATGGGTGGACCTCCTCCGATGCGTCCTATGCCTTCGACTCCTACGATGCGTCCAGATGTTGACATTTTTTCTACTCCTTCTCTTGGAGTTAACCCTGGTTTTGCGGACGGCGTTCCTAGACAGATCCCAGGTCTTGATCCAAGCATTTATCAAACTCCGAGTAGTGCGCCTGCTGGTCAGGGGATCATGGACCAAGCTCCTAGTTTTATGACTCAATATATGGATATGATTCGGAGTCCGATGCAAGGATATGGCGGCGGCGGGACTCAGATGTCTTCTGCTCCGGCGAAACCTTTTGGTCAAATTCCGATGTTGCCCAACCAAGTTCCGATGCAGACGTATGGTTCACAGAACACCGCGCCGATACAAAGTCCGTTTGCGTGATGGGCATCAGTTGTGATAAGGGGTAGACATGGCGGAAGAGTACACTCAATACACGTTTAACTTACCTGGTGGTGAGCAGAGCATACAGACGGCGTTAAGTTTAGATGACGCCAAGCAGAAGGCGTTGGATTGGTACAGGAGGAATGGTTATTCTGCTCCTGATCTTTCGAGTTTTACTGAGAAGCCTGCTGATGCCTCTTATTACCGAGCGATGAGGTTGCCGATGCCGAGCACTCCTGCTCCTATCATGGCTCCGACTGGACCGGTGGAACAGAAGATGGCGGAGCCAGAACCGTTTATTGAGCCTCCTGCTGCGACACCTCCCCCTGCCCCGACACCACCACCTACTGCTGCCGAGACTATTATGAATGATCCGTCGGACGTGTTTCAGCCTGTTGACTACACTCGTGCCACTGTTCCACAGCCTGCTATTTCTGAGTACACTCAGGTACAGGCCCAAGGACCACGGTCCATGGTTAACCCGTACATGGCTGCGGCCCCTAATTTACAGCCTCTGGTTCCGCGACCTGATGTACAGAGGCCACCTTTACCGCAGGTTCCTGCTCCACAGCCTTCGGGCATGGGGATCATGGGTCAGTTACCGCAGTCTTCTGGTCCTGTATTACGGGCTCCGAGCAACGCATTCAGTCAGGATTACGCTGGCTTTTTAACAAAGAGGAATTGAGAGATGTACAAGTACAACATGGGCGGCAGTGTTCCGCGTGAGACCAACATCGGCGGCCAGCGTCATAGTTTAGCGTATATCAATCCTTTTGAGGAGGATTTACTAAACACGCAGTATCGTGGTGGCGAGGGTCAACCTATGCCGCCGGTCCCTGGTCCTGGGGGCGTTCCTGCATATCCGCCTGCTGGCAGAAGTGGTGGTTCTGGTTACACGACTACGGCTCCAAAAACTACCACTTACAAGCGTGGCAGTGGCAGAGATGAGCGTTTGCAAGAGGAAGCGAACAAAAACAAAGCGGCAAATTTACAAAAGACTTTAGATACTCTGGCAAGCACGGCTGCACGACAAGATGAGATTGATGCAAATAAACAAGCTGCGGAATCTATGTTGGGCGCTGGCGTAACTAATGTTGGTGGTTCTGGCACGGCAACACGAGAAGAAGCAGAACGAAAGATTAAGCTTCAAAATACTTTAGATACTTTAACCGCAGGTGCCGCCCGTCAAAATGAGATTGATGCCGCCGCGACGGTTGCTCAACCCACTCAAGCCAACTCACTAACAGAAAGCTTGGCTAATTTTCTTACTCCTGGTGACATGATGGAGTATGTAAACGGGCAGTTGGTTTATGGACCAAAGCACCCCAAGGCAGGACAACCTGTTGCGGAGGGTGAGAAGAACTCGTTTGGTTTT